AACTGGCGCAAAGGTTGAAGGTGCTGCAAAAGGTGCAATCGGAAATGATGTTCAAAGCAATTGGAACCCTCAAGGGATTATCGGGAGAGTAGACTAAATGAATGATGAAGCACGCAAGATTGTTGCAACCCTTAACAAGAAGTTTGGCAACAATGTGGTGGTTATTGCATCTGACATTCGGTCTGATCTTATTCCTCGTATTACTAGTGGTTCTACCACTCTTGACTATGTGTTGGGTGGTGGCTTCCCTGGCAATCAATGGAATGAACTCATTGGCGAACCATCACATGGCAAGACAGCGGTTGCGCTTAAAACGATCGCAGCAAACCAAGCGTTAAAAGCAGATCACACAACAGTCTGGGTTGCTGCAGAGCAGTGGGTTCCAGAGTATGCAGAGATGTGCGGCGTTGACACTAGCCGTGTAATCGTGATTGAAACAAACATTATGGAAGAGGCTTATCAAGCCGTTATAGAGTTCGCAGAATCAAAGTCAGTAGATGCCATTGTTATTGACTCCCTTCCTGCCCTTTCACCTGCCCCCGAAATGGAGAAGGACATGAATGAAATGACTGTTGGAAGGGGAGCACTCCTAACCAACAAGTTCTTTCGTGTAGTTGGTTCTGCAATCAAGCGCAGTCTGGTTGAAGATGAACGTCCAGTGCTCGGTCTCATCATCAATCAGTACCGCATGAAGATCGGTGTGATGCATGGAGATCCTCGTACCACTCCTGGTGGTGAGGGAAAGAACTATGCATTCTTTACTCGTTGTGAGATCCGTCGTGATGAGTGGATTGAGATTGGTCCTAGCGGTAATAAGAACCGTGTTGGACAACGCATCAAAGTTCGTACACTGAAAAACAAAACTGCACCACCACAACGTGTTGCATACTTTGATTTTTACTTTGCAGAAGGTGGCGACTGTGCTGCAGGTGAGTACGACTTTGCAAAAGAAGTTGCATCACTTGCAGTTGTAAAGGAGATCATCCAACGTAAGGGCGGATGGTACTACTTTGGTGAGCGCAAGTGGCAAGGTATTGATCCAGTCATTGCAAGTATTCGTGAAGAAGTTGACTTAAAAGAACAGATTCAAAAGTTAGTATTTGAAACATCAGACCTACCAATGGCGGAGGAAAGCGATGACTAAGAAGTTTGTTGTAAACGACGAAGGCTGGGCACAGGTACTGGAGAAGGGCGTCGAGGATTACACCGACATGTTGTTTGAAGCAGTGTGGGATGGCACAGAGGATGAAATCCCTGAGACATTATCAGGGGAACCATTCTGTGGTTGTGGCACCTGTTTCTGGAGAGAGGCATTGTTCTTCTTAGTACCTCGTTTGATCGAAGGTTACGAGGAAGGCAAAATAGAACTTGAAGACTGAAGGTCAGAAGCAATCTCAGAAGCATGAGAAGAGACTCGCTAAGAAAGTTGGTGGGTCTACTAACGCTGCCTCTGGAGCATTCTGGTCTCGCAAAGGTGATGTACGCTCAAGTGACTTACTTATTGAGCACAAGTGGACAGGCAAGAAAACCAAAACCATTAAATCAGACGAACTAAAGAAGATAACTACAGAAGCAATCCTTGATGGACGAATGCCAGTGTTTGGTCTTCACCTTGATGGAGTGAACTACGTGATTCTTCTTGAAGACGACTTCTTAGAGATGAGAGAGAACCTAGACAACCATGGAAGACTTTGATGAACCAGAGTACGCATGGCGATACAAAGCACGATGTTCAGGCCAAGACACAGATATCTTCTACCCTCCTCGTGACAAGGAGCAGTACAAAGAGATCGCTAACACAGCAAAAGCATTCTGTTTTGGTGAAACAGGAAAGAACCCTTGTCCAGTACGAGCAGAGTGTCTATGGGATGCAGTTAGACGAGACGAGCCTCATGGAATTTGGGGAGGACTCAGCCACCGAGAACGAAACGCCTTAATGAGAAAGTGGCAAAAACTTAAGAAGACTAAGAAGACAACCCACACACTAGAAGAGTTTATTTTCAGTATAGACAAGGAATACTAATGCCTTCCAAGACAGACTTTCAAAAGTACTTAGACACTAAGAAGACAGACAGTCGTCTTACTGGTCATATTGAACGACACCTTATGAAGAAGGCTCCAGGAGATCGAAGCACTACTGTTCTTCACCCTTCAGAGATGATCAAGGCAGACTTCTGTCATCGGTACTCTTACTACCTACTTACTGGTGGCAAGAATATGGAAAAGAACCCTGGTCTAACACTGCAGAACATCTTTGATGAGGGTCACTTCATCCATGAGAAGTGGCAGAACCGCATCTATGAGATGGGTAATCTGTGGGGAGACTTCAAGTGCGTAAACTGCAACGGCATTACCTCTGGACTATCTCCTGAGAAGTGTCAGCACTGTGACTGCAAGACTTTAAAGTATGACGAAGTAAAGATGCTAGATCCTGAGTTACGTATTGCTGGACACACCGATGGCTGGGTAAAGAATCTAGGTGATGACTTCTTGATCGAGATCAAATCAATCGGTGAAGGAACGCTGAGATTTGAAGCACCAGATATTTTGTATGATGCAGATGGTGATCTTAATAAAGCGTGGAAGAATATTCGTCGTCCATTCAGAGGCCACCTATTGCAGGGACAGATGTACCTGGAGTTGGCTCGTCGTATGTTTGGAGATGTTGCTCCTAAGGAGATCGTCTTTCTGTATGAGTTGAAGTCTAACCAGGCGTACAAAGAGTTCACTATCAAGGCTGACTACGAAGTTGTTGATCGGATCTTCTTTAAGGCAGAGAAAATCATTAAGGCAGTCGAGGCTGGAGTAATGCCTGACTGTAATGTGAGCGAAGACGGTTGCAAGCAGTGCAATCAGATTGAGGAATGATGTTAAACCTAGGTGATGGATCAAAGCAGGCTGTAGAGAAGATGAAGGCGCAGAATATCAACCTGTGGCCTGAGCAAGACAAGCAGCCGCCTATGCCTAAGGATATCTCCCTGCTAGAGAGTGACGAACTCAGTGCCCTATTCACACGCTTAACAGCCTGGTCTAACTTCGTAGCGGGACAGTTAGCCGCATCACAGGTAGACGAGAAGGTGCTTGAAAAGCGTAGGGACATGCTGGAAGCAAAGTTGCTGATTATGAAAGACACCAGTAAGGTTAAGGGTGAACGGGTGACCATGATGAAGGCTCAGGTGATGGCTGATCCAGACTTTATGGACGTGGAGGAGCGTTATATGAGTGCCTATGCGTACCGCAAGATGTTAGAGGTTGTGTACAACAACTTTGAACGTGATGTGGCGTTGGTATCCAGAGAAATCACTCGTCGAACTAATGACGTACGAACGGGACGAAAGGATAAGTTCAACACATGAAAAAATTACTTACATTACTTATATCAATTGCGGTACTCGGTACCACAGCGGTACCAGTACACGCAGAGGTACCACCAGCAGTTGTTGTTATTGACACTGGCACTAACACCTCTCTATTTAAGGACAGCATCTCTTACGAGGTTTGTATCTTGTCTTCGTACAAGTGTCCAAATGGAAAGCAGATGATGGAAGGATCAGGTGCTGCAAACCTTCCAGCAACAAAAGACAGGAACTTCAGCCATGGAACACAGATGGTCTCTTTAGTTCTTCGTGTTAATCCATCAGCAAAAGTTATTCCTATCCGTATTGTTGGAATGACTCCTGCGGGTAACCAAGGTTTCTACTCTCTATCAGATGTCAACAACGCTCTTAATTGGGTTGTTGCTAATAGAGTTACGCACAACATTGCAGTTGTCAGTATCTCTCAAGGAGCCATTTTTGCAAACTGCAAAGTTCCAGCAGGATTAGCAGAAAATATTGCAGCCCTTAAAGCAGCCAACGTTCCAGTAGTTGCTGCTGTTGGTAACAACGGTAACCGTACTGCTACACATGCACCCGCATGTTTGACAGACACTGTCTCAATAGGTGCTACAGATAATCCAGGAAGAGGCGCAATTGAATACGATAAAGATGCATCTCCCTACATTGCACGTTATAGCAACGGAGCACAAGGACAGACTGACTTCTTCTTGAATGGTCGTTGGAATGCTATGCAACTTAATGGAACATTAAGATTCACAGCAGGAACATCAGGAGCAACCGCAGCAATGGCTGGTTGGTGGTTACTGAATAGAAAAGCAACCTTTGATGAAACATTTAACGGATTGATGGCAACAACCGTTGATACTAAGAACGAATTCCAGACAGGAAAATATGTCCGACTCCCATAAGCCTACTGTGCTTGAAGAAGCGCAGAGTCTAATCACTGGTGATCGTAACTATACGTACGATCATCCTCTTGATAACTTCAACCGAATTAAAAAGGGTTGGGAAGTTATTTTCGATATTGATATTACTGAAGAACAAGTGGGATTAGCCATGGCATGGGTAAAAATTGCACGAGAGTCATACATGCATAAGAGAGATAACTTGACTGACGGGGCGGGTTATCTTGGGACCATTGAGATGGTCATAGATGAAAGAAACCTCCGTGCCAACAAAATTATTTGATGGCGGTTTAACAGAAGAGCAAGTCCTCGTTGCGATTGGTATTGACCAATCGTTAACGGGGTTTGCTTTGTCTGCAGTAAGTATTGCAGAACCAGAAAAGCACATCACATGGGTATACAAGTCACCTTACTTTGGTATTGAACGACTAGCAGACATTCGTCAGTGGTTGATAGATACCTTTGACTATGTTTCAGAGGGCCATGGGATTGTAGACATTGCTATGGAAGGGTCAGTCCTTGCCAGTCATTCTGCTCTTGTGTTAGGTGAACTAGCAGCAGTGGTTAAGATGGCAATTTACGATTACTTTGGAGAGGATGAGAATTGTCGCTACCCATTAAAGATTCCACCAATGACACTTAAAAAGTATGCAGCAGGTAAAGGAAACGCCAAAAAACAAGAGATGTTGATGCAGATCTACAAGAGGTGGGGCATCGAGTTCAATGATGACAATGCCGCAGATGCCTACGCTCTAGGAAGGCTTGCTGGAAAAACTGCGAATGATGAAATCGAGAAGGCAGTAGCCAAACAAATTGAGGACCCTAAATACCGAGACCAACCACGACTTTAGCCTTACCCTTTGGTTAGGAGCGGCACACTAACTCGAACCAAAGGACTAATAACTGTGACAGAATCAATTTCACCTATTTCTGCTGACGAACCGTTCCTACGTGTCAGCGCTTCTTCAAACCCTCAGAGCGTTGCCTCAGCAATTGCTCACGCAATTTACGACAAGAAGGAAGTAAAACTCCGTGCCGTAGGCGCAGGAGCGGTAAATCAGGCAGTTAAAGCAATCGCAATCGCCAGAGGCTATGTAGCCCCTCGTGGCATGGATCTATCCTGTATCCCAGGATTTACCACTATTGAATCTCGTGATGGTGAGATCTCAGCAATTGTTTTTGCCATTACAGCCAACTAAAACAGCCTTATCCTTAGAACAAGACTAAGGAGTCACTATGGCAAATTGGACAGATATGGGTCACGCAATGCGTCGTCGCATGGGCGCACCTTCAAACCATCATGAATCGGTAGGTAAGCGAATGAATTCTAACCCAACACCAGAGCAGATCGTGGCAACAGGCGCACGAGCATACATGGGTAGCGCAGCAGGTGCGTTCACTGCACCAAGTGCGACACCGCTTGCTGGAAAGTTAATGCCTAAGAAGAACACACAGGCTGGCGATCCAACAATCATGAACAAAGCAAATCGTCAGAACGTTGAGCGTAAGGGTGCACAGCACCGTATTACTGCAAAGATGCCTGCACCCATTAACAGCGAAGCAGGAGCGACAATGGCAAATGCTCGAATCGTTCCTTCAGTTATGGGAAGACAAGCACCTAACTTTAACAGTGGCGTAGATAGCACCTACTAAAATGAGTGACTCACTATCAGCGAGTCAGTTCCAGCCAGTACAACCAGACATCACACCTCCGCTGTCATTAAGTGCAGCAACAACTGGAAGTGCGGCACAGGCAACTGCGTGGCGTAATCAGTCCTTGGGTAAGGGCGGACCTTTAGCGTATTCATCTAAGACTAGAGGAACAACCTTTAACTGGGATGATACTGGAACATCTTCTGCCTTGCCTCGATCTGATAAGGGTGCAGGTAGAAACGAATGAGCGATAACCGTCCTGTTTTAAGTGATGCTCAATTCTCGCACCTTCTAGGTGGCTCCCGTGAAATTGCGACAGGAAAACAAGGTAAAGGATCTGGGTACTACGTATCCCGTGACCCACGAGTTCCTGTTCACATGGGCGGAAGCAAAGAGACAGTTGGCGGTTTAGCAGATACTCACACAGTACGTGAACATTTTAGTGACATAAAAGGTGTTGCTGAAAAAGTTGTACCAACTGGTTGGATGCAGGCTCGTGCAGCAACTCCTGCAGAGAGTGCAAACGTTCATCAAGGAATTTGGCAAGACACAGAAAGCAAGAAGACATACCTAGATGTATCTGATCGTGTTGGTGGACGTGCTTCTCGCAAGTCACTAGCAGAAGGATTGTCTCGTGGCATTGAGCAGAAACAACTTGCAATTTATGCTGCAGGATCAGGAAAAGTTCTTCCTACAAACACAGAAGACAAATTTGGAACAAAGACTCCAAATCCAGCAGCAGAACTTACTCTTGGGTATTTAAATAAGCAGAATGAAGAGAGTGCTCGTCGTCGTAAGATGAGTAAAGGCGCCAAAGCAAAAGAGAAGAACGAAGCGTTAGAGGCGTTTGACAAAGCATTCCCTAGGAAGAAGTAACTATGGCTGGCGGATATAACAACTTCTCTCCTTCCCAGAACTGGCAATCTCTAGGTGGCGGTGGTCTTGCTGGATACAACAATCAAGGTGGTGCAGGTACTCCTGTAGCCCGTGACACCATGGATTCACTCCGTATTGGTGTTGGTAGAGTTCCATCTGCGGAATACCCAGATGGCTACCTTGGTACTATCCGTTCACGTCGTGATGACCGTTTACTGGATAGCATCAAGACTCGTGTCAACCAGAAAGCCTATCAACGTGGTGTACACAAAGGTGAGCGCATTGAGCCATCTATGTACTACTGGCCTGAAGAGTTCAACCCTGACATGGGTCTAGCCCGTCAGATGAAAGCAGTACCTGTAAATCGTGATGGCGCTGTGTCATACATGGTCCCTCGTAGTGCACCGCAAACTCATCTTACTCCTGCTCCTCACCTCGTTAACGATGGTAAGGCCAATACACAGGCTAATCAGCCAGGAGAAATCAATGCACGTCGTCAGGCGATGCTTGCCTACTTGAGACCAACGTGGAACTAACATGGCTAAAAAAGAAATTGTAGAACCATCAACTCGTTCCACAGAGTTTTTATCTGGTCAACGTCCTTTATTACTTAGCGATTTAACTTCAGAAGAACGTACTGGTGCATTTGCAGCAGTTAGCGCTCACACTAGCAAAACTCGTGAAAACTTAGCAAAGTTTGCTGCCAAGGTAGATCACCCAAACAAAGAGATTGCTGGAAAAGCAAAGCGTGCTCAACGAGCATTGGATGAAGGCGCTGTTAACAGGCCTTATAACCATGAAGACGCTATTGCTAACACCATGCAGCACTTTGAAAACTCTGCAAAAAATCCTCGTGCAGGAGAGTCTGTTCACGGAGTGAACTTCTACTCACGTAATGCTGCACCAATCCACGACTTAGTTGCAGGACGAAACATCTCCCCACAGACTGCATTTGAAGCAACAGCAAAGTTAAGCAACAAAAACCGCCCAGGAAATGAGAAGTCTTCATTGACAGCGCTTTTAAATGCTCATGAAAAGGGAAGCGTTACCTACACACCTGAATTTGTGAGTAAAGTTCACGAAGCAACTGCTGGTTCACACCGTATTTCACCTGAAGAAATAGGAAAGACTGTTCCATTTTCTCAAGTACATCCCGACATTGTTGCTGCAATGACTGTTCCAGGTGTTCGTGAAGGAGTGTCACATGCACTTCACAATGTAGATCTTGCTGGAATAGGTAAAGGCGGAATGCGACAAAACATTTCGGCTGCACATGCTACCCTGCAAACTGGTAAAGGAAACGATCCTTACACAAATCCAAAGTTTGCTAGTTACTCAATGTCTCATGCAGAAGCACCTCTTCCTGGAACGCCAGAACATCAGGAGTACAACATGCGTGCTGCAAACATACATGATGTGTTAACTGGAAAAGTTTCTGGATCTCAACTTATGCTTGATTATCATGGTTTGCGTGATAAAAATGAAGGTCACCTATCAAACGTTGCTCCAACAGCAAACGATCTTCATCATCGTCGTCTCAGTTACAATCAACCTGCAGGAGCACCTTACGCAGCCGCTGGTGACTTAACCATGAGTGTTAAAGGAAACGTTGCAAAAGGTGATACCAAAATTTCAGGAGACACTGTAGAACACGCTGTGTTGCAAGATGTGGTGCATGAAACAGCAAAAAGATTACAAGAAAAACACAACCTCCAGTATTCAGTTCCATCTCGTATGGTAAACGAAGCAGCATGGGCAAGCACCCGTGTAATGACTGGTAACGATCCAAATCCAGCCAAAAAAGAAGCAGATGCTGCTCACGGTGCTGCACTTAAAGAACAAGAAAAACGTAACTCTCACAGAGCATCTCAAATGGAGTTATTCTAATGACACAACATGTTGATGGAGTATACGACCACACCAAGCCTTGGCGTGCACCGATCAAACCTGATCAGGTAGCAAAGCGTTATCAATACAATGGCCCATGGTCAACAAATGCAGAACGCCTCACCTCACAGGCTCTTATGGTGATGAACATTCCTGGAGCAGACATCCAGGCTATGGTTCGACCACCTCTGCCACAGATTCAACTCTTTCCAGAACGCTATGGATACGAGAGAAAACAACCTGGAATTGATGACATCGTAACGGTAGATAGAAACTATACTGAACCTCGTATTTCTTGGTTCTCTGGTGGAGTGGCTGGTTACCAAGCAGCAGAACGTAACGGATTGGGGAGCACATAATGCCATTTCCAGTAGCAGCAGTAGCAATCGGCGGAGTACTCCGTGGAGCAGCAGGCGCAGCAGCAAGAGGCGCTATGACAACTGCTCGTTTTGGTCTCAAGGGCGGTAAAGGTGCATCAGGAATGGCAGCCAACGCTGCCATTAACAACAGCCTGTCTTCTTCTCAATTTTCTGGGACTAGTCCTAGTGTAAACATCACAGGACCTGCAGTTCACGAGATGTTAGGAAAGAGACCTAAATGAGCGATGGAGACGGCATGATGTCAATGGAGTTGCAGGCTCGCCAGATCGCTGAGAACGCAACCCGTTACAACGGATCTGCTCCATGTCCAACCTGTGGAGTAGTTATGAACCCTGTAGAATTTATGACAAATAGAGGTCACTGCCTCTCATGCGTCACACAACGCAATGCACAACGAGTGAAAGGTAAGATGGCATAATGACAGTTAACTCATCACGATCAATGAACGCCTCACTAGATGAAGGCGCAACAGATGGCAAGTACCGCAAGGTTCGCCCAGATACCGAAGTAGGAACTGAGTCATCAGCAACTATTGCGAATCGCCAGTCACTACACCCCTTCTATGGCTATGGATTTGCAACATCTGAATACCCAGGAAAAGTAAACCCAGGTAAGTAATCATGTCAACTATGGTTCCTGATCGTGGAGACAATCCACGTCGTAAAGTAAACTTCTACGATGCTAAAGAAAACTTTAGTCACAGTGCAGACATTCGTTGGTTAAGTCCTAAGGGATACCGATCAGGTCGTCCTCATGGCTCTGAGTTAAAGAAGCACATGCCACAAATGGGTGGATGGGCATTACCTGAGTACGACAACAACCCAAAAGCACCTAAGGACAAGTAATCATGGCAGATAGAGTCGCAAAAACTAATAGAGCAAAAGCACCAGACTTTATTGCAAGCAAAGTTCCTTTCAAGGCATCAGCATTGTCAGGGCTAGAAGGTTCTCGCCAAGATACGGGAATGATGCCACAAGGTGAGGCAGAGCGTTACAAGGGAGCAAATCCTTCCTACACAGTTATGTCATACGGAACGCCGATCGCCTGGCATGGTGATCAGGGCTGGGATATGTCAAAGGCTAAGCACAGCGCAACCACCTCTCGTCATCAAGGCATCGTTCGTCGTGCTGTATTTGATGAAGGACATAACGGAGCCCGTCAATAATGAGGACAGCACTTGGCGCACCAGATCCTGGTGAGTTTGAGCGTAGGCAACCACACAACCTATTTAACGATCGTCGCATAGGCGGAAAGTCTAAGAATCGTGCTTATGGTGAGTCTCAAAAAGTAAATAAAGAACAAAAGATGCAGTATCAAGCGCCAAGAAAGCCTAAACAATTCGATTAATAATCTGTTAGGATAATCGGACTACTACAAGGAGCACAATGAGTAACGTACCAATCCTGGGTGAAAAACCTAAAGACCAAGAACCGATGTTTCGGTTGCTTTACTGTCTTGTCTGCCAATCTTTAGATGAATTGCCACCATACGATGGTGAGCCAGAGTTAGATCACCTCCTTGCTGTTGCATGTGAGGCACATGTATTTCCCTCAGGAGAGCCACACAAAGGCAAATTATTTGTCCTGCCACTTCGTGCATGGGCACACAACGAATCAAAGCGAGAGATCATCAGCCAGATCAAATGCGGTGGATCAGCAGGACTTGCAGCAATTGATGAGACCTTCTATGATTCCCGTTCTACTTTTATGGAAGATGCTATGTCGTGTTACAAGCGCCATAATCAACCAAAAGACGGATGTCCAGATTGGCACGATAACAATCTTATGCTTATCCCAAAGACAGAAAAAGACCGCATCAAAGAAGGTATGGGTAAGTACAAAGACACTCCAGGTCAAAAGACTTACCTTTGTGATTTTTGTCCAGTAGCAATCGGAGTTGCAGAGCGCAAACAAAAACTGTTAGGAATGAAATAATGGAAGAAGATAAAATTCAAGCAGGCTTCAGTGTAGTTATCAATGAGGATGGAACACTGTCTACACATGTGTTTCCTGCCAGCGATACAGTCGCACGACAAGCAACTACCTACGACATCTTTGGATGCTGCAAGGAGTTAGTGGGTGACATTGAGTCACAACTACTGGCTGATCGTGTCTCCAAGGCTGTCCTTGCTAAGTTAATGCCGCCAACTCCAGAAGAGATGGCAAAAGTACGCATTGCTGAGGCTTTAGCAAACCGCCAAGCAGAATAACCACCTAAACTAAGGGTATGAATCGCCCTGATGGATTAGACCGCTATGTTGGACCTGTGTCTATACAGGCTCTACCGACATCGTACTTCTCCCAACCAGAAAACACTCTAGATCCTGAGTTGTTCTCTGGAACAATGCTCAAGGGCTGGGTTCGTAATGGGCTTCTTCAAGAGTTATTTGGTTTCCTTAATGAGACCTATCGTCATCCTGATCTCTGGACACATGTATGGCTTGCAGGTTCTGCAGTATCTTACCAGTGGTCTGCTGCTCGTGAGCCAGGAGACTTAGATGTCTTAATCGGCGTTGACTATATCCAATTCCGTAAGGCTCACCCAGAGTACAACGGACTCGGTGATACAGAGATCAGCAAGATGCTCAACGAAGATTTCCGTGAGCAACTGCAGCCAGATACAAAAGACTGGAATGGATTTGAAGTAACTTTCTATGTCAATCCTGGCGCTACAGATATTCGTACTATCAATCCTTATGCAGCATACGACTTAACTCATAACGACTGGACAGTCTTTCCAGAGAAGCAATCTGCACCTATTAATCCAGTGGGTGAGAAGGCTGCACAACGTGATTTACAGAGTGCATCCGATGTAGTAATGCGTTATTCACAAGCATTAACAGACTTGAAGGGTGCTCAAAATGATGCAGCACGTCGTAACGCAGAGTTTAAAGTGCAACAGTTATTGATGCATGGCTCTATGTTATTTGAGGACATTCATCACAGTCGTCGCTATGCTTTCAGCCCTAGTGGTGGTGGGTATGCAGATGTATACAACTATCGCTGGCAGGCTGGTAAGAAGTACGGCACAGTACCAGCGCTTCGTCAGATGCACGACTACTGGAGTGAGTACAAGAACAAACAAGCACAAGAGACTTACGGAATTGATCTACCCGATACACAGACACTAATCCGACGAGCAGCAACGTACAGGAATCCTCAATGAGTAACTTAAGTGCTGCTCAATTTTCTGCTCTTACTGGTTACACCAGTTTAGGGAATAAAACTTCTTGGAAAAATATTGCACAATCTTTAAGTGAAGGTACAACTCCAAACGAAGAACACTCTAAGGTACAAGCCGTCAGTAACCTTATTTCCGCAGTAAATCAACATTCCTCTTCTGAAAGACCAACTCACTCTAAATTGCTTGTCTCTGGAGTTAACTTACCAAAAGGAAACAAAATCCCTAAAAAAGGGGAGTATGTACACCATCCTTTAAGTTCTGCTACGTCCAAGGACTCTGTTGCTGAAGGGTTTGCTTTACAAGGAAAAGGAAAACCCGTTGTTTTTCACTACCCCCATGATGTTAGAGCCCTTGATGTGGCTAAGATGGGAGTAGACCATTTTGGTGATGAGTCTGAGCACATAGTTTCTGGCTCATTTGAAGTAAGAGATACCTATAAAGAAAAAAATATAACTCACGTAAACTTAAGGGCAAAAACTAACAACTAAGGACTAAATTGAACGTACTACTATCACTAGACGGCGTACTAAGTTCGGACTCAGGCGATCCAATCCGAGCAGGAGTCATGCTCTACTATGCTTTAAACATCAATAATCGAGTGGCTA